GTAATCTTCAACCGCCTTTTCAACTGGCACATGCTTCTTAGGCTTCTTGAATCCTGTTAGCCCATAACGTATAGCGTCCATAGGATCACTGAAATCATGTTCTGGCACGTTTAAGATTCTGCCCTCTTTGTCCACCTTCCATAAATAGTTTCGATAACACCTGATAGTGTTTATGCTTCTTTTCGTTACGCTGATCTTTTGATCTTGAACAAAGCTAATCCCTTGGCTCACGCTCCCCTGTCCTTTCTTTGCCCCGATAATATTCACCCCGTAACTTCGTATCTCGTCGATACTTTTAGGCTCCGCACTATCAGCAATCGTTAGGTTACCTTTCTCAGTAGCGTTGATAAAATCTGCGATCTGTTTATTAGTCATGCCTTTCTTATACATTAGCTCGTCTATGATGAACCCCCCATTGTACTCGTAGATGTCCACAATCACCGTAGGATCGTTTGAATACCCGAAGTCGAGTCCACGCACCCCTAATCTTGCTTCATGCGGTATATCGTCGATTATTTGCCAACCAGTGTATATCCTACCTTCAACCTCACCTAACTTACCTAATCCGTAAACTGTCCACCAGCCCTTTCTGTTCTTTCTTTTTTCGATCGAATCAATAATCTGCTGGTCTAGGGCTTCGTTGTCTAAGTAAGTAAGCGTTAGTTCTTCTACGTCGTCTCTTGCCCCTTTAATATCCGTGTAATACCAGAACTCAGTAGTCGGGTTCCAATCAATAAACACAAACTCTTTCGTTCTAACTTCTAATTCTTCAAAAGCTGAGAACGGGATATTGTTCGCCTCGTTGATAAACAGTCTGTCTCTTCTTGCACCCCTGAGCTTGCTAGGTTGATCAGCACTAAAGAACTCTATCGTACTACCAGTCTCGAAGGTGTAAGTCTTATTCGTTCTATCCCAACGGTTATCGTCGTAGTAGTCGTGTTGTTTAAGAATCATTAAGAAATCCCTCATAGCTCCTTTACGAAGGTGTGGGAAACTTTCGGATACTACGCTTGCTAGTGTAGGTGTTTCGTCTCCTTGTGCTCTAGCAATCAGATAAAGAAGGATAGAAATAGTTTTAGACGCCGAAGTACCACCTGGTATAGCTCTAATCCTTTTCTCCATTGCGATTACCTTTTTGGTAGCGCTAGTCTTTTGAAACATCCAGTATAGGTTTAGGTATTAACCGCTCCCCGTCTTTGCCAGTTAATTCTGTCCTAGCTAATTTAGGCTTAAAGTATTCAAGCGTACTCTCGAACCTTTGCATGTAATCTTTAGGTTCTGACTCCATTAGGTAAGCCATGTACTGATCTGCTCCTTCGTTTGCAATGTAGTGACCCAGCCTTTCCCAAGCTTTGGTCTTTTCTTTCTTATGCCCCTTCTTACTACCCGCAGGGTTACCGCTTTGTCCTTTAACGAATACCATATTGCATTGTTATTGCTTTACGCAGTTATTATAACATATCAAGTTCCGTCTGTAAAATCCTGCAAGAACTCAACGTCTTCTTGTCTATCTATGCCCACAGAGAATAGGGGTAGATCGGCTTTAATAGCTAGGTGCGTAAGTTCAGCTTGAAGTCTTTTAGCTTCATTCTGGTTTGCCGTCGGTATCGCCATTACTACTGAGTACATTTTTGTTTTTTCTAGATTCTACCATGTGGTTTATTGCGGGGACTTCAATCTCTTGAGCATAGATTTCTTCTATTAGCCCTTCAATAAGTTTTATAGCTGGCATTTGTAAATGTTCGCTTAGTTGCTTAAGTTTCTTTGCCGCTGATTTGCTCATTTCCATTTCCATAGGTGTATATTATATCATATTTAGCTCAATTTTAACAGTTGATCAGCTAGGTGTAAAAGTTGTTCATAACTCCTTGATTGCATTTTAGTTAGCTTTGAAAGAATCTTCTTATTGCCCCCAGTCCGTGAGATCAACTCACTCCACCTCTGTTTCGCTAAAAGCTGGTTGTTCCCGCTAAGCCTCAGTAAGTGACGGGACAGGTCTCTGATAATCCGTTCCTTACTCAAACCGATTGGAAATTAAAATATTTCTTAACCTCTTCTTTGTGGGGGTTAGCAATTCGGTAGAACTTAGTCTTTTTATGGCCTGGCTCTTTATCCACAGTAATCCTTCCCTGCCCCTCTAGCGCCTCCATGTACCGAGACACTTGCCCTGGACTCACCTGTAACCATTCAGACAAAACCCTCCTAGTTACGCCATGAGATTCTGTTTCAAAATGTTCCACGCAATCTAATACGGCGTTTAACTGCTCTGCTTTCGTTTTATGGAAAAACTCGGTATTCCTTACCTTTCTGGTCCTTTTCTTCCTCTTAGGGGTAGGCCCATGGCTCTGGGCGACCTTCTTAGCAGGCTTCTCGTTAAGGGTGGACAAGAAGTTGACTTCATCCCTCCAGAGCTCTATTTTTGCGTTGAGGCTTAATATCTCAACTTCTGCCGATCTAATCTTCTTCGTTAGGTCGGCTTTTCTGTCTGCAATTTTCATATTTTATGGGTTAGATGATAATTGCTTTTTAAGCTGCCTTTGATTGTACCCATCTCGGTCCTTGTCGTAATCCGCGTACGTTTCGTATTCATCAACTAAATGTTGCACCAATAAATGCCGACAGAACAAACTGTCCCTTATCATTTCACTTTTGTTTTTCTCAAAGAACCTGCAAAGCTCTTCTAATATCCTCTGGTCACTCTCACTCATTCTAACCTCTGTTTTTGTTGTCTTCATAATGATTACTTACATGGCACTCGTCATGATAGTAGTAATAAATTATAAATCAAGAAGAAAATCTTTTAAAGAAAGGTACTTGTTTTTAGAAGGTTGTTCCTTCTATCTGCGGAGGTAGATTTTTGCCTGGAGATGCTCCCCCCCTACCCCCCAAAGGATCAAAAGATCTTTGTGGTCGGGAAGTGTCTCGTTCTGCGTCTGGTGAGTTTCCGCTGTTTGACACTTACACCTGGCCCCCGCACTATGTGCCTCTCTATTCGTCCTCGCTACAGGTATCGCGGGACGGAGCTACCTGTCTATTCAGGTTTTTGTGAGGCCCATGTTACTCTAAATATTCTTAAAGTCAAGAAAGCCCCGTTGGTAGGATAGTTAGAGCCGAAGCCCGCACGTCCTACCGAGACTTTACCCCCAATAAGATCCCTTGGGACCGATATGGAGGCGTATTACCCTACAAAAGGTTCAACAAAATCAAGATACCATAGATAGTGATTTTATCAAGACATTACGCCTTGCTATTCATTATAGGATCATGATAGGATCCCACTAGAGTATTATTTAAACCCTACAAAAATGTTAGGCACATGCACACAATGCGGCCACAACATAACCCAGGTAACCGACGAAGATCCTGTTATGGATTTTCAGGTTAGCTACTTGGTATGTTCAAATAAGGTTTGCAGCAATGCAGATCCTGGAGTTTTAGCAGAGGAGCTTTTTTTAGAAGAAGCTGATAGGCAATTTGAATTAGCCACTAACCGATAATATTATGTTTAAAAACTACCTATACAACTTATACAAGATCTACCGAAACGGTAACCCACGGGAGCTAATCAAGGCGCACATGTCGCACGAGGCTGCCGAGAAGTTTTGTACTTCGCACCAGAATACTGACACATGGTTCTACGGATACGAAGAATCACTTAACCACTCTAATAATGAATAAAGCAACAGAAGTACGACCGCCAGCAATAGCTCGAGAGCTAACAAACAACGAACTAGATATCATTAGAAAAGCGCTTGTAACTCAGCGCCACTATACGGCCAAGGATTCGGTAGCAGCGTTTGAGATTACCGAGATACTAACAGTCGTTCGAGCTATGCGGTACAGCGCACCAGAAGGCAGCGATCAATGGAAGAAGGACAATATGGATCTGCTCTGGGAATGGACCTGGCTGAATAAGGATAAGGAAATACCTGACCCCGAATGGGAAGGACTGGTACATGAGGACGGCTACACTGATCTACTAATGGATTACATTGCGGCCAACGAGGACGCCCTATGGGAGGAATATTTTAAATCATTAACCAAGAATTAAAATGATCTACGAAAAACTATTCAAGCTCCAGCAAGAGATTGGAGCAATTACAAAGACGCAGGACAATCCGTTCTTTAAGTCAAAATACTTTGATATCAACTCCCTACTTGAGCAACTAATGCCGCTGCTAGAGAAGTATAATCTACTACTGTTGCAGCCGCTGTCTACGGAGGGAGGCGTGCCAGCGCTAACAACTATTCTGATTGATACCGACGAAGAACAGGATAGTTCAGTTGAGTACCAGATAATTATGTCGCAGCTAGACGATCCACAGAAAATGGGTAGCTGTATAACCTACTACCGAAGATACGCACTACAGTCGCTTCTAGGGCTACAGGCTGAGGACGACGACGGCAATAAGGCTGCGGAGCCTAAATCTTCTTACAAGCCAAGCATAGACCTCTCAAACTCTGTGTTCTTGAAAACTAAATGGATTGCAGACAAGGCCGAGAGAGATAAGTTTAACGCAGGCATTAAAGGAGTTGGCGGTAAATGGGTGCCAGAAAAGAAAGTGTGGGCTATACCAGCAGACGCTCAAAAAGACCTACCAGCAGGAACGTTTAAAGGTTTAGAAGCTATCCTAAACGCTGAAGGTGAAGTTATACCGTTTAGTGTGCCTGATGAAGATTCAGTCGATAGCCTCCCATTCTAATGAAAACCCAAAAATGTACATACTGTGGCCATAGGTTTGAGCTGAAGGACTGGCACGAAGATGAAGAAAGAGAAATATGTTTTGGGTGTAAGAGTATAACGACTATGCTGCACGCTATGGCGTTTGCTTTATATACCAGCCCCTATAACAAAAAAAGTCGGCGATATTGGGGCGACCACTTAAAATCAATAATGTGAAACAACGCACACTTCTACAAAACAGGGCAATGCACAAATACTTCACTATGCTAGCTGACGAACTAAACGAAGCTGGCCTCGACATGAAAACTGTGCTGAAGCCTGAAGTAGATATCCCTTGGACTCCAGAATCAGTTAAAAACCATTTGTGGCGACCAGTCCAAGACGCAATGTTCGACAAGGAGAGTACAACAGAATTAACTACAAAAGATTTAACCCAAGTATATGAAACACTGACTAGGCACTTAGGAGAGAAGTTCGGGACCTTTGTACGGTTTCCGAGTATAGAACCAGACTTATTAGAAAATATTTAATCACTCGACATGTTATCAAGAAAACTTTTTCAGAAAAATAGACTCGACCTGTTAATGAATTTCCTAGGACTATCAACTATTGCATTCGCTGCGTTAGCCCTTCTTGCTGGATTTTTCCTAGCAGTCGAAGAAGCCTACGACGCATGGTCGGCTGTCGGCCTAGTCCTATTGTATTCATGGGGGACTATCCTTTTGTGCGGATTCGCTTATGTAGTCCTTGCAGCTATTTACTACGCCATTAACCGTTAATCAGCCTAAAATGAGAAAATTCGACAAAATCATCGAGATAATTAAAGACTTCACCCCCAAACAGCTCCAGACCAATACCGAAATTTTAATAACTCTCTACAATAAGGAGTTTATCAAACGAGGCCTACCGCCACTAAGCTACTCGCAACAACAAGTCCTCCGAGACTTCAAGCCAGAAACGGTTACAAGAGCTCGGCGCAAATGGAAAGAAGGCACCCAGTTTCAGTACGAAGAAGAAGTGCAGACCCGTGACTTCTTCAGCCAAGAATCTAACCCCCCACTCTTTGAATAAAATAAAACCAGGCAGACGGGGCAAGTATAACGCCAAGGTAGTTCTACAATTCATTAAAGACTATTTTGAAAAGTACGACGAGGCACCTACTCGTGAAGAAATAGCCGAGGGGGTAGGGTACGCTGGCCCTAGTGGTGTCGCAATTATTCTCGGCAGACTCGTGGCCGACGGCTCAATCGAAATGTCACCACCTAGAAGCCCAAGAAACATAAGGGTGCTTGACAAAGAGTAACAAGTGTGATAGAATATAATGAACGTATAATTTAACCCTACAAAATGCGTTTCACAAAAAGACATATCGGATATTTCATAACAGCAGCCATAGTGGGATCACTATTGGCAACAGCAGTATTTGCTGGTTCAGGAGTGGATCAACAGGTACAAATTCAGAAGCAAGCATTCTTTAACTCTGCTAAGGATCTTTGTGGATTCAAAGTACTACAGTTAGAGGAGAAAACTATAGGATCAACGGAGGCTGGCGAGGTTGCCCTGTACGAGAAGTTGAAGCAAGGCAAGTTCCAATGCTATCATTGGCTGGGCGAGCTCTTAAACAGCGACTATGCAAGCGAGGACCAGTTCTCAGATCCAAGGTTCGAGAGTATGTACCCAAAAGCACTAACACCGTAAATCATGCAACCACTCGATATGAGACAGAGCGAAGTTTGGAGGCGAGAGTTTTACAA